GGGTACTGCCTTAAAGAAAAATGAGAATTGCAAGGGCGATCTGAATCACCAAGCCCTCGATGTCGTCTTGCCAGCTCATGCGTTCACCTCGCCCTCAAAAAACACACCAAAATTAGCCAAGAAGAAGTCACGCTTCTGACGCAGCTCTTCCAGCTCCAACTCTTTCTTGCTGAGCTCGCGGTCAAACTTTTGCAGGACGCTGGCCTTGTTCACTTCAAGCGCGTTGTGGTCAAGGTCGGCCACCACTTCAAAGTCCACGGTGTCGGCATTAAACGACTTGAAATTCAAGCTCGCGCTTGAATAATCGTCTCCCAAGTAGGCGACAACGATGGTGGGCTTTGTAGGAAACGGCTCAAAGCCAACGATCACGCCTGGGTAGGTTGCCCAATCGTTGTATCGCTTGACCAAGCATTTGACTCGGCTGCCGATGACAAGCTGATCGATGCGCTTGGCGTTACGAAGGTCAACTTCCAGCTTCACGCCGTTAACTTCAATAATGGTTTTTTGTGCGTCCATGCGTCACTCCTTGAATTCAATGGCGACGCCGGTCTTGGCGGGCGTGACGGTCACCGCAGCAGCGATGTCGGACCAGAGCTTTGGCGCTTCATTGCGAATCGCCTTGAGCTTGGTTTCGTCGGCCTTGATTTCGGTCTTAATAGGGCGGGCATCAGCGGGCCAGCCTTGCGTGATCGCGGCCAGCTTTTCGATGTCAACCTTGTAGGTGAGCTTGCCGGTCAGCTTGATCTTTACGCCGTTGGGCGTTTGGAATGTCTCGCTGCCTTCTTCTCGCGCTGGGTGCATCTTCAAGATTTCGTTCTCGAGGAAGATGCGCAGCTCTTTGGCTGCTTCTTCTTTTTGCTTTGCAATGCTCCATTGCTTAGCCAGATCGTCTAGGGCGTCTGTCATTTGGTAACTCCTGTCGTGGGTCGTGGATTGTGATAATCGCAACGGTCTTTGCCGCCGTCGATCTGCGGGGATTGAACCTGCAACTCAATGAGCTTTTGCAGGTAGTGCTGCGCTTTACGCAGATCGTCCACGCCGCCTTTGTCGCGCCAGCGTGAGACATACTTGACGATGTTGCCCTCGAAATACCCGAGCTCATTAGCTGCAATGAAGTCCCAGGGCTGAATCGTCTTGCCTTTGTAGTGGCTGCCGGCCACTTGAATCTTGTTTGCTTGTGACATAGGTTTCGATGGTGGTGAAACGGTGAAGGTTTGCGCACTCATAACGGCGTCTCGTAGTTCGATCTGGACGCGCTCGAGTTTCGAGGACGCTGGTCCAGGCTTGGCATGTAGGACATAGCATGCTGCGTCGATCATGCTGCGCGGGTGAGGATGGCAACCAGAAAACCAGCTGCAAACGCCAAAGTCACACCAACCCAAAAGTCGGCATCGACGCGATGCTGCTCGGGCGTGAACGGTCCCTCGATGGACTCTTGTGCATGGAACGCGTCGCGCTCGGTGCGGTGAAACTTGCGGGTGGTGGGGTTGAGGTCTTTAAGCATTGTTTGCATCCTTGGTGTTGACTTGCATGCCTTTGGGCGCGTGCTGGTTGAAGATTTCGAAATCGGGGTCGAGCTCGGCGCGCATGTCAGCGAGCTTCATCCATTGCTCTTTGCCACGATTGAATGAGCGGTAGTCGTCGGCGTACATGTAGTACCAGTCGTGTGCCTTGAGGGCGGCAATGTATTTGTCCATCGTTGTCATCGTTGTTGCTCCTTGTTTGCGTTGACGATGATGTGATGTTACATCAACATTGAGAAAAGCCCAACACCTAACCCGATGATTTTGCTCGGGAATTTCCCTGCAAACACAAGTATTACTGGGGCTTGATCCAGATGATGCGAGAGGCCCACGCGACCGAGCAGTCGGTGCGCAGCGACTCGTTGGTGCAGCAGCGAATGAGATTGAAAGTGCCCGAGCGGTAGCCGCGCTGGACAAACGCGACCAAGTGCTCGCCATTCTCGAGCGCGACCACGCACATCGTGTTCATGTGGGCGCGTGGGTCATCTTCCGAGGGCGAGACAAAGTACATCCAGCCATCTTTTTGATTGCCTGGCGTGCGCATTTGCAGCGCGTAAGTGCCCTCGGGGCAGTCAGCAGGGCCCACCACCTTGTCGTGCGTGCGCTTGGGGAAGAGCGTGACAACGGCCTCTGCATCAATGTGCCCCGTCACTTTCACATGGCGCACATCATCACTCACCGCGATGCCGGCCTGGCGTAGCACCTCGGTAGTCTTCACGCCCAAGATGATGCCCATCTGGTGCGCTTCTTCATTCGTCATGCGTCGCTGGCCACGCAGCATCAGCGATATGGCAGCAGGATCGAGCTCCATCAGCGCAGCCAACTTGCGCTGTGACAGCTTCTTTGACGCTAATACTTGACGAAACCACTCGGTATTCATCGTTGCCTCGTTTGGGTCATCGCCAAGGCTGACATAAACTCTGCGTTGAGTCAATCGCAACCCATTAGGAGAATCAAACATGACCATTCCAGTAGTTCACAAGCTCGAGCCGGCGTTCACGATCGTCGAGAAGCTCGGCGGTAAGAGTGCCGTCGCAGCCGAGCTTGGCCTTGACAAGTCCACGCTGTCGCGCTGGTGCAAGCCCGCGCCTGGCGGCACAAATGGACTCATCCCGCAGCGGTACTGGCCGCAGCTGATCGCGATGGCACGCAAACAAAATGTGACCATCAATGTGATGGAGCTTGTCGCCGTCGAGGTGTGAGCATGGTCGTCGGAGCAAGCACGATGACCAACAGCGACTTCCTCGCGGAAATTTACGGCCAGCTCGAGCCAGGCACACACGGTTGGGTGTGCAGCTTCAGAGCTGACCCCAGCAACGCCCCATCCAGCGTGTGGACGGGCCGCGCCTACAAAGGCATGCCGCAGCAGGCGGCCTTGATTGATAGAGCTGAGCAAGACAACACCTATTTCTGTACATCGGTCCTGACCGCCACAGAGGACGGGGAAGTTGTTCGACGCAAAGACGCATTTGTGCGGCTCGCGGTGCTTGTCTTGGATGATGTACAGCTCAGCGATGTGACTGGGTTTAGCTACGCAATCCAAACCAGTCCAGGCAAATTCCAAATAGGTATTTTTCTTGATGGGGAAGATACCGATGCCGGAAATAGGCAGCTTGTTGACCGCGTAATGAGCGCTTTGGCGGCTCGTGGCCGGTCGAACGACGCCTCGGGCAACGCATGCGTCCGATATGTGAGACTGCCGATCGGGTCCAACACCAAGCCACGCGCTGCCGGCATGTGGTCGGTGAAGCTGGAAGTGTGGCAACCCAATGTGCGGTGGTCGTTGGAAGACGCTTGTGCCGCCGTGGGTATTGACCTCGACAGCCTGCGCATCGCCGCTCAGCTGCCAAAAACCTCATCTACATCAACGGGTCAGCAAAACCATGCCGGCGAAATGATCGCGGGCCTGACTGATCCAAACCCAGGCGCTCGCGTCTACCACGACAGCATCACGCGCTTGGCCGCGTCGCTCGTTTCGGGCGGCATGTTCCCTGGTGCTGCCGTGGACTTCTTGTATTCCCTGATGGACCAAGTGCGGCCAGGCGACCCCGAGGAGCTCGCACGCTGGCGCTCACGCCGTGAAGAAATCCCACGCGCTGTGAAGTCAGCCGAGAAGTTCGCGCCCGAGGAGCGCAAGCCACCCACCATCAACATCAACCTGGGCACAGGCTCACCAGATGAGCCACCACCAGAGCCAAAGGCCGGCGAACTTGAGCCCATGGACTGGGGCGCGCTCAACAACACGCACCCCGAGCCAACCAACTGGCGGTATGAGGGCTGGCTGCCCGAAGGCACGGTGACTTTGCTCAGCGCCAACGGTGGTGTGGGCAAGTCAAACCTGTCGTTGCAGCTGGGCGTTGCCCTGGCTCACGGCATGAGCCTGTTCGACATTGCGACCAAACCCTCGAAGGTGCTGATCCTCTCAGGCGAAGACGAAGCGCGCACCGTGCACTTTCGCGTGGCCAACATCTGCGCAGACCTCGGTGTGCCCATGTCCTCATTGGCCGATCGCCTGGTGGTCTATGACCTCACCCAAGCCGACTGCGTGCTGTGGAAAGACGGCACAGTCACCGAGCGCATGCAATGGCTTGCAGACACCACGGTGCGACTCAAAGCCGAGGTGCTGATCATCGACAACGCGTCCGATGTGTTTGCCGACAACGAGAACGATCGCACCGCCGTGCGTGGGTTCATGCGCTCGCTCAACCTGATTGCCCATGTCACACGCGCAGCTGTGCTGCTGCTGGCGCATGTGGACAAGGCCAGCGTGCGCGGTGGGGCAGGGCTTGACAGCAACACCACATTCTCAGGGTCCACAGCGTGGAACAACAGCGCTCGATCACGCTGGGCCATGGTGCGTGACGCTGACACCGTGGTGCTCAGACATGAGAAGTGCAACCTCGGGCCGCTCCAAGAAGAGATGCGCATCGAGTTCGATCAGGGCTCCAAGACATTCAAGCGCTTTGGGTCTGTGCCAGGCAATCAGCTCGCGAAGACGGTGATGCGAAATACACACCGCGCTGCGATTCTCAAACTGATTGGCGAGTCGGTCAAAGCCGGCGTCAATCTGTCGATGCGGGCCAATGTGCCTTCATCAAACATCTGGAACCTGCTCAAAGACGATCCCGACTTCCCGCGCCTCGAGCGCAGAGATTTCTTTGGGATGCTGCGCGAGCTCCAACGCGAGCGCTTGATCGAGGAGCAGGACTACCGAAAAGCCAACAGGACAACAGGCCAGCGCGTCGTGCTCACCAGCGCAGGCGAGGCCCGTGTGGCAGTTGGATCAGGGGCAGCGCCTACATGGGCACAACGCGAGGAGCAAGACCAATGAGTATTGAAGCAACGCACATGGATTTAATTGTTGGCAACCTGATTCGTGAAGGCATCAACAAGCATCGAGCCAGAGAACTTGCAAGACATTTCATCAAACACATCAACACACGGCCAAAGGCAGAGAAGCAAGAGCCTGTGGCATATGTCCACCGCAATGAATACAACGAGTATCGACTTGAGCCAACTGACAACTTCAAAATTGAAGACCTGCCCGTTGGTGTTGAGGTAATGCTTTACCGTCACCCAAAACCAAAGCGTGAGCCGCTGACGGATGAGCAGATAGCTGAATTTTTTGGGGCTAAGGCTGTTGATGAATCATTTGTTGATTTTGTCCGAGCAATCGAAGCCGCCCACGGCATTAAGGAGAAAAACAATGGATGACATCGTGAGAACTTGGGAAGACGCTCAGCGAGAGGTGGCCACCGGCGTCACCACGCCCATGCAGGAGCACGCGGACAAGCTCCACACCATGGGCTGGAACGCGGCGCTCGAGTACGCGGCCATGCGGTTGGTCAATGAGCATGTGCATTCGTTTGGGCCCGACACCATGGCCAGCGTGGCTGCTTACATCAAGGGGATGCGCAAATGACCTACTTCATCGCACAACCCTACAAGTGCATCAAGTGCGACCACGAATTCAAGTTCTCGCAAAGCGATGGCCACCCAGCACCAGTTCTCAGCGAGCAATACGAAACCGATCGCGGAACGGTGCAGCGCTACATGCCCGTGTGCCCTGCATGCTGGACCAAGTTCTTGCAAGAAAACATTGGCCTTGGCTACTGCACCCAGAAGTGGCGGCCAGAGGGCAGCGACTACGACATGGCCAAGGAGAAGCAAGCATGACCGCGCCCCGACTGATCAGGCTTGTGCCAACAGGCGAGGTGTTCGACGGGGTTGACCTTGTGCTGCCCGAGGAGGTTGAACCGCTGAGTGAGGAGCAGATCGACAAGCTGTGGGATGAGCAGCATCTGACTGTGCAGCAGCGCCTCGCCCGTCGCGAGATGGTGCGCGCAGTTGAGCAAGCACACGGCATCGGCAGGAGGATGGACGCATGACCAAATCAGATGGTGGCAAAGGCAGCGATCGACGCCCTGGCGTTGGTTATGGCGATGGCTGGGATCGAATCTTTGGGGGCAAAAAGGAGGAGCTGCACCGAAGTGCTCCGAACCTGCACCTTACTTGCTCCGAAGGTTCGGTGCGGTTGGGTGCAATGTGTGAGGAACCCCCCCAAGGGGGTTCTCACATTGCAACCGCTTGTAAGACTAAGGTGCTCGAAAAGAGTGCACCGAACCCAGCTGCACCGAACCATAGATAGAAGGGGGGTTCGGTGCGGTGCAGTTTAGAAAAATGAAACCATAGGAGGTTTGAAATGGTGGATTGGGAAATGAAGGCCAGACATTTGAACGATAGCTTGAAGACGCTTGGCGCGATCGCCGCAGGAGCTGGATTGGTCAACATGTTCATCGGCGAGGGTGCGCTGTTTTGGTTGGGCGCTTGGTTGTTCGCCATCGGTGTGATTGTTTTGTGTGATGAGAGAATCGCGCCATGATGAAAACGCAACAAGATGAAGAACGAATGCTGCACGCGGCTGCGCTTCATGCCGCGTTTGCTGCTGCGGCTGAGTCACCGGTGAGTGAGCCGGAAAAAGCAGGGGGAAACGAGGAAACGGGGGCGCAGCCCCGCGCCGTGAGCCCGCTCACCGGTGCGCCCGTGCCCGCCGGCCGCCCGAAGGGGGTTCGGAACCGGCTGACCAACCTGCGCGACGCGGTGCTCGAGGCGTTCGACCAGGTCGGCGGCACGCAGTACTTGGCGCGGCTGGCCGAAGGCACGCAGAGCGATCGGGCCGCGTTCGTCAGCCTGGTGAGCAAGGTGCTGCCGAGTCAGATCAACGCCAATGTGGAGGGCGGCATTCAGGTGCAGCTTTCATGGCTTGGCCAGCGATCGATTGGCACAACTACGGCACAAGAAGTCGAGGCAGTCACGCAAGTTGTTGATTTAGAACGGGATTCGGCAGGCAAGTACCGGATTAAAGATCAGGACACACCATCGGATGCCGGCGGGGCGGCGGCAGGAGAGGGCCAGCAAGGGGCTAAAGGTGGGTGAGGCTACTACCCCACCAGCCACCCCGCGATCGCCTGCTGTGCGGCCTGCCAGCCCCGTGCGTGGGGCCGTGGCCGCGTGGCCGTGGCCTGACCCCCTACCCCCCGTCGAGGCGGGGGCGGGGGGCTCGCCCGAGCTGGGGCCCCCCTCCCACTTTCAGTACCAAAAAATCGAATGTTGAGTAAAACGCAATGACCCCCTGCAAACACCGCTGGACCTTCATCGACATAACCCAGCGCAAAGAATTCCACCGCGTCGGCATGCACATGCTGTACTGCCTGCGCTGCTATGAGGCGCGCTTGGCGCAGTTGACGGGGGTGAGCGAATGACCCGCGAAGACATCATCAAGCTGGCGCGTGAGGCTCGCATGGAGCAGGACGGCGATAACTTCTTTTCGCCTGGACACGAAGAGATTGATGTGCACATCACAGACTTGGAGCGCTTTGCCCAGCTGGTCGCCGCAGCCGAGCGCGAGGCCTGCGCGAAGGTGTGTGAAGAACGATGCACAGGTCAAGGGTTGCCGTTTGTCATGGCGGCAGCAAATTGCGCTGAAGCAATCCGCGCAAGGGGCACGGCTTGAACCTCAACGAATACCAACCCCGCAGCGTCTTTGTCCCGCTGCACAACCGCGACAAGCGCTGGACCGTGGTGGTTGCCCACCGCCGCTGCGGCAAGACGGTGGCCATGTGCGCTGACCTGGTGATCGGCGCGCTCGAGACAGCATTGCCCAAACCGCAGTTTGCTTACATGGCCCCGCAGCGCGATCAGGCCAAGCGTGTGGCATGGACCTACCTCAAGGACCTGACGCGTCCGATGTGGAGCAAGCCGCCCAACGAGTCCGAGCTCAAGATCACGATCAACAACGGCCACGGTGGTGAGTCAACAATCTATGTGGCCGGCGCGGACAACTACGACGCCCTGCGCGGTATGTACTTTGACGGCGTGGTGTTGGATGAGGTTGGCCAGATCAGACCGAGCGCCTGGTACAAGGTTTTGCGTCCCGCGCTGTCAGACCGCCGCGGCTGGGCCATCTTTGCCGGCACACCGGCAGGCAAGAACATGTTTTGGAATTTGCGCGAAGAGGCGCGCATGAACCAAAACACTCACATGCTGATCGAGCTGCCCGCGAGCAAGACCGGAATCATTCACCCCGACGAATTGCGCGACGCCAAGGCTCAGATGACTGAGGAGGCGTTCTTGGTCGAATACGAGTGCTCGTTCGACGCCGCCGTGCCTGGCGCGTACTACGCCAAGCAGATTGGCGACGCGTATGCCGATGGCCGCATTGGCGCGCACAAGATCGATCCCGAGCTGCCCGTCAACTTGGTGGCCGACTTGGGCTACACCGACAGCTGCTCATGGTGGGGCTGGCAAGAGACGCCTGACGGCTACCGGATTGTCGATTTCATGGAAGACGACAACCAGCCGATCAAGCATTACATCGACTGGGTGAAGTCACGGCCCTACAAGGTCAACCATGTGTACCTGCCGCACGACGCCAAGGCCAAGAGCTTGCAGACCGGCAAGTCGATCGTTGAGCAGTTCCTGCAAAACGGCATTCAGCCAAGGCTTGTGCCTGAGATGTCGTTGCAGGATGGCATCGAGGCGGCGCGCATGATCCTGCCCGACTGCTGGTTTGATGAGGAGCCGACCTATGACGGGGTCGATCACCTGCGTGCGTACATGCGTGAGTGGGATGAAAGAACGCAGACCTACCGCAACAAGCCCAAGCATGACCAGCACTCGCACGCGTCCGACAGTTTCCGATACCTAGCGCTCGCTGCGCGCAAAACGGTGAGGAAATCTAAAGGGGGGCATAAAATCACAAGCAAGCAGTCAGGCGGCGCAAATTACCAGTTCGCCCTTGACGATATTTGGGACACAGGTCCCGTCCAGTCAGGAAGGATTGGTTGATGGCACAAGGCAACATCACAAGCGCGGAAGATTTCAAGAACACACCGCAGGGCTTGGCCCAGCGTTGGACAACTGAAATCAGCGCCTCCAAGCAGGAGCTGACCAAGTTCCATGAAGATTCAAAGAGGATCGTTCACCGATACCTCGACAAGCGCGACGACTTTGGCCGTGACCAGTCCCGCGTCAACCTGTTTTGGTCAACCATGCAGGTGCTGCTGTCGATGCTGTACGCACGGCCACCACGCGCCGATGTGTCACGCAGCTGGCAGGACTCTGAGGACGACACCGCACGCGTTGCCGGCACGATCATGCAGCGCTTGCTCAACCGTTCGTTTGACGACAATGTGTCGCCCTGGGACGCGACGGTGCGCAATGGCATCGAGGACTGGCTGACTGTTGGCATGGGCCAGATGTGGCTGCGCTACGAGGTGGTCACCGAGCCCTACACCATTGAGGCCGTGGTCGATCCAATGTCGGGCATGGTGCTCTCGCCCGAGACAGAGGCCGAGCGCATCGTCAGCGAAGACGCCCCCTGCGATTATGTTTACTGGAACGACTTCTTTTGGTCACCAGCACGCACATGGGGTGAGGTTCGCTGGGTTGCGCGCCGCGTCTACATGACCAAAGACCAGTTGGTCGAGCGCTTTGGCAAAGACATCGCCAACATCGTCCCGCTGACCCGCCCCAACAAAGACGGCAACACCCGCAACGACTCACCCGAATACGACCCATGGAACAAGGGTGAAGTGTTCGAGATTTGGTGCAAGGAAAACAAGAAGGTCTACTGGTACGCCAACGGCGCAGAAGTCATCTTGGATGTGAAGGATGACCCCCTCGGCCTCGAAAACTTCTTCCCCTGCCCCAAGCCTCTGTGCGCGAATGTCACCACCAGCAATTTCATGCCGCGTGCTGACTACATCTTTGCTCAAGACCAGTTCAACGAGCTCGATGAAATCAACACCCGCATCACCTGGCTCACCCGCGCAGCCAAGGTTGCTGGCGTGTACGACAAGACTGCCGGCGATTCTGTTGGCCGCATGTTCTCGCAGGCTGCTGAGAACCAGCTGATCCCCGTGGACAACTGGGCAATGTTTGCCGAGGCCGGCGGTGTGAAGGGCAAGATCGATTTCGCACCGATCGACCAAGTGGTCAACTGCATCAACCAGCTGCGTCAGTACCGCCAAGACAAAGTCATGCAGATTTACGAAGTCTTGGGCGTGTCCGATGTGATGCGCGGCTCAAGCAAAGCAAGCGAAACAGCCACCGCGCAGCAAATCAAGGCGCAGTTTGGCTCGACACGCGTGCAGTTGAAGCAGTTCTACATCGCTGAGTGGATTTGCAATGGCTTGCGCATCAAGGCCGAGATCATCTGCAAGCATTTCCAGCCTGAGACGATGATCAAGCGCAGCAACATCGAGCGCACGCCCGATGTGCAGTATGTCCAGGGCGCGATTGAGCTGCTCAAGAACGAAGAAATGGCCGAGTACCGCATCAACATCGAGGCTGACTCGATGGCGGCACTTGATTGGGCAGCAGAGCGCGACGCAGCTGTGCAGTTCTTGCAGGGCATGGGCGCATTTGTGTCGCAAGTCGCACCGATGGCGCAGCAAAACCCCGAGGCAGCGCCTGTTCTGATGAAGTTGCTGCAATGGGGCGTGGCCAAGTTCCGCGTCTCGACCGAAATTGAGTCGGTTCTCGACCAGGCGATCGCGTCAATGCAGCAAAAGATGCAGCAACCACCTCCACCGCCCCAGCCAAGCATCGACCAGCAGATCGAGCTCAAGAAAATCGAGACACAACAGCAGATTGCCTTGCTCGACTCGCAGACCGACAAGGAAATCGCTGGCCTCAAGGGCGCGATCGAGCTCCAGAAGACCGAGATGCAGGCCAAGATGGATCAGATGCAACAGAATTTCGAAAACATTCGCGAGATGTTGCAGTTGAACCCCGAAGCGGGCTCAAAGATTGGCGATTTGCTCGACAACATGCACACGATCGCGAGCGGCGCGCTGAACACACAGATTCAGACGCAGCAACAGCTCGCGCAAGTGATGGATGCACTCAATCGCAAGAAGCGCCGCGTGCCTGTTCGCGATCCGCAGACTGGCGACATCCTCGAAGTGCGCGAAGTGGACGACGAGCCTGCGTTGTTGCCTGGTACAGAGGCCGCGTTGGCTGGTGGCGCACCGCTACCACCCGCAGTCACACCGCAGATCGCTCAGCAACCACAAATGCCCATGTAAGGAGTAAGAAATGGCAGTTAACTATTCAACCGCAGCGAAGAACGCCCGCCTCGAGGGCGTGATCAACACCATCGACGCCGGCTCTGGCCCAGGCGTGCTGCAAATCGGCACGGCGGCCATGGCCGTGGTGTTGGCAGAGATCACCTTGGCTGACCCTTGCGGCACGGCCTCTGGCGGCGTGCTGACCTTCTCGGGTTTCCCCCGCAGCGACACCACCGCCAACAACACCGGCGTGGCTGCTGCTGCTCGCTTTCGCGACAGCAACGGCAACGATGTGATCACCGGCTTGACCGTGGGCACGCCTGGCTCTGGTGCTGACCTGATTTTGGACACAACCAACATCGACGCCGGCGAAATCGTCACGCTCAACAGCGCGACCATCACCGCCAACTGATAGGGGCGCGGCGTGGCGCAATGGGGCTCAGCGATATGGGATCAGTCCTATTGGGACATGGTCTACGGCACGCTGGCCGCAACCGAGTCCGGTACTGACACATTTGCAGGTGAGGGCGATGTCCAGCTCACCGGCTATTTGGCGGCCACAGAGACGGGCGTCGATACCTTCTCGGCCACGGGCACAGTTGAAGTCCAAGGCTACATGGCCGCAGTTGAGACTGGGGTCGATGTCTTTGCAGCAACAGGCACGGTCGAGGTGCAAGGCTACTTGGCCGCGACTGAAACAGGTGTCGATGTTTTCTCTGCCACCGGTGATGTTGAAGTTGCCGGCTATTTGGCAGCGACTGAGACGGGCGTCGATGTCTTCTCCGGTGAGGGTGATGTTGGCGTGGCCGGTTATCTGGCCGCTGTCGAGACAGAAGTCGATGTGTTCGCGGCCACCGGCACAGTCACACCACAACCAACACCTGTGCCCGTCATCACCGCCGACATTGGCCCAGGTGATGAGAAGCAGCGACGCAAAGCACAGAAGAAACGCGACGAAGCATTTGAGCGCGAGAAGCTCGAGCGCAGCAAGTTGCGTGAAGAGATCGAGCGCGTCATCAATCCGGTGGTGGCCAAGGCTGAGCCCGTGGTGGTGTCAGAGGCCAAGAAGTCGGTGCAGGTGCTGTCAGTTGATGGCAGCCGCGTTGGCATTGATGTGCCTGCCGCGTTTGATGTTGCCGAGGTCGCACGCATGGTGGCCGAGGTGCTTGAAGAAGCAAAGATTGAGGCCATGCGCGTGCAGCGCAGGCAAGACGCAGAGCGCGCACTTGCGATCGCTCGCGTGACCGTGGCAAGGATAATTAAGCGCAAGCGAGACGATGAGCTCTTGCTGCTTTTGGATTGAGGTTCACATGAATACAGCAGAGCAATTTGTCTCTTTGGTTTTGTTGGCGCGTGATGTCACGCACCTGGCGCATTGGAAAACAAAGAGCTACGCGCAGCACAAAGCGCTCAACGAGTTTTATGACGGCGTGCTCGAGCTGATCGACGGTTTTGTCGAGCAGTATCAGGGCTACTACGGTGGCCGCATGGACATCAAGCGCGCCGAGGACGATGGCAAAGCGTCGCCCAAGGAAGTGCTCGAGTACCAATGCGAGTGGATCGAGATGAAGCGATACAGCATCTGCGCGAAAGAAGACACCGCGCTGCAAAACACCATTGATGAAATTTTGCGTCAGTACCAAAGCACGCTGTACATGTTGACGCTGGAGTGAAGTGATGGAAGAAACAATCGTTCAAGAAACGCCCGTCAAGCGCCAATGGGCAAAGGCTTTGTCAGACGCGTTGCGCGCAGCGCGTGACGCCGGCAACCGAATGGTTCCCGAAGATTTGCCGCTGGTAGGCGGCGCAAAGTTGGGCGACATGTTTTTGGGCCAAGCGCCTGAGGGTGCAGAGCGGTTGGCCTATGGCGAGCGCATGACATCAGGCCGTGGGCAAACGCTCCAGATCAGGCCTGAAACGCTCGACTTGGCCACCTTGATTCCAATCCCTGGTGGTGGTCAAACCGGCATGGCTGCTCGCGCAGGTGGCAAGGTTGATGCTGCGATCGGCGCGCTCAGAGCACCAAAGGTCAAACAAACCGTGGAGAACGCGCAGCGCATCGCCTACCCAGGCATCTACAAGCGCCCCGATGAAATCGCCCGCGAGGCGTCTGAAATGGTGGCTCCCGAAAACCCCATGCTCAAGCAGTTGTTTGGCGTGACTCGCGATGACCTGTATCAGATCAGCAAAGGGCGTCAGGGAAACATCAACCCCGTGTTGCCTGGCGCGGCTGCAAAGCCAAAAGGCAGCGCGGCTGCCGAAGGCGTGATGAACAAGCGCAACGAAAACCGAATTCTCAATACGCTGGGAGAAGCAGAGCAGCACCCCGAGCTTTACAAGGGCATGGTGGGTTGGTATGTGATGGACCCAGCCTTTCAGCGCTTGAAGGCGCTGGTGGGCGAAGACGAGGCCATCAAGCGATACAGCCAGTTCAACGCATTGAGCGGCATGGCCTCACCTGGCAGCGATGTGCTGACTGAGTTCAACCGTGGCAGCGCGGCCAACTGGTTGGCCAACGAAGGCCGGTTTGATGACTTTGTGAAGTACGCCGGCATGCCCGCAGATGCGCGCTATGGCCAGTTCCCCTCAGACATGATGGGGATCATGGGTCACCCGTACCACAAGACCGCGCAAGCCCAGCCAATGCAAAAGTTTTTGGCCAAAGGTGAAGTGGACATGAAGTCGCCAAAGGTTCCGATGTACATCGAGGCGAGCGGCGTGCCAGAGACAGGCTTTCAAACAGCCATGCCGGTGGGCGACGCGCATTGGTCGCGTGCTGTTGGCCTTGGCGACACGCGCACCAATCAAGCCTATGGCGCAAGCGTGAGCACGCCTGAGATGTCGCAGCTCGGGCCATGGTGGCGTGATCGCATCGCGGCCAAGATGGGACTCGAATCAGTCCCAGCTCAAGCGCTTGCCTGGGGCACATTCGCCAAGCAGACAGGCGTTGACACACCTGTTGGCGCGCCCAAGCTGGAGCTGTTTGCGCAACAAATTGAGAAAGCAGCAAAGCGCATGGGCGTCACTCCTGAAACTGCTCGAGATTTGATTTTGACTGGCAAGGCTCACGCAGGCTTGGTTGGCCAAAACGGCGACATGAAAAAGATGGTCGCTGATGAAGGGCGCAGAGCGCTTGTCTCTGCGTTGAGAAACAAATCCCAGAAGAAGGAAGAGGACGAATGACACGACGCCGTTGGATTCAAGACCGACACACGGGTGAGCTGATTGAAGTCACAGCTGACCATCAAGCCGAGCTACGCACCGACTCTGGTGCGCTGTGGGGCGATCGCTCCTATGACGGGCTCAAAGCGCCTGATGGCACAGACATCAGCTCGCGCTCAAAGCACCGCGAATACATGAAAGCCACCGGCCTCACGACAGCCGATGACTTCAAACAGACTTGGGCGAAAGCTCAAGTTGAACGAGAACGCGCCTACACACAGGGCGGCTCGTTCAGCAAGGCCGACATCGAGCGTGCCATTCATCAAGTTCAAAACAGAAGGTAAAAAAATATGAGCGAACCCACGACATCACTACGCGACGCAATCGAGTCCGCGCTTGAGGAGCCAGAGGCGGCAGCACCAGCTGCACAAGCAACACCTGAACCGGCTGCACCAGTCGAATCAGAGCCTGTTGCTGTCGAAAGCGCAGAGCCTGCCGGCGAGCCTGCTGCCGATTTGAACGCACTTGCCGAAGGCGGCGAGGCTGACAACGAACAGGTTCAACAACCCGAGCGCGACGAGCAAGGAAAATTTAAGAAGACCGATGGCGTGACGCCTGGACCCAAGGCCGAGCCAAAGCAGCAAGCTGCCAAGGCTCCTGCGTCATGGCGTCCCGAGGTGCGCGAGCATTGGAATCAGCTGCCCGACACCGTGCGCGGTGAAATCGCTCGCCGTGAGTCCGAGGTGGCCCGCACCCTGCAAGAAACCGCAGAAGCGCGCAAGACTGCCGAGGCGGTGATGAAGACGATCGCCCCGTATGAGGCATTCATCAAGGCCGAAAACAGCTCGCCCTTGCAGGCAATCGACAACCTGATGAGCACGGCGGCGCGTTTGCGCACCGGCACAGCGCCCGAGCTGGCGACCTTGGTGGCCGGCATCGTGCAGCAGTTCGGCGTTGGCCGATTCGGCAATGGGTTTATCGAAGCGCTCGATTCAGCGCTGGCAGGGCAAACACCACGCCTTGATCCCCAGCAGGCCGCGATTGACCAAGTGCTCAACCAGCGCCTGGCTCCGATCCAAAGCATGTTTCAGCAGTTCCAGAGCGCTCAGCAGCAGCAACAACAACTCGTTGCACAACAAGCGCAAAGCGAAGTTGAGCAGTTTTTGAACCAATCCGAGTTTGGCAACGATGTGCGCGAGGACATGGCCGACTTGCTCGAGGCCGCACAACGCCGTGGCCAGTCCATGACCTTGAAACAAGCCTACGACAAGGCTTGCATGCTCAATGACAGCGTGGCCAAGGTGATGCAGCAGCGTCGCCTATCGCAAGGTGCTCAAGTGCAGACCCAAGCAGCTCAGCGCGCCAGGTCGGCTGCGGTGAGCGTTTCCGGTAGCGCGCCGGTGGGTGCATTGCAGCAACCCGCCACCGATGTGCGCTCTGCGATCGAGGCAGCTATTCAGATGTCCTCACGCTGATGCCATAATCACACCACGGGGCAAGAAATTGTCCTTGGTGTGCCCAAGCACCCCAGCCACCGCATGATCTTAGGAGACGCCAAGGCGTCCCACCTACGACGAAGTCGGACTGTGAAAGGTTCGCGTAGGCGCATCTGAAAAAAGGTGAGCGCAAGCTCGTTTTCAATCAGATGAAGGATCATCAATCATGGCATTCCCAAATGTAAGCGACATAGTCGCAACCACCATCCAAAACCGTTCGCGTCAAATCGCGGACAACGTTACTAAAAACAACGCCCTCTTGGCCCGTCTGAATCAGCGCGGTAATGTCAAGACCATCTCCGGCGGTAATGTAATTTTCGAAGAACTGTCTTTTGCTGAGAACGCAAACGCCGGTTTCTATTCGGGTTACGACTTGCTGCCCGTGGCTGCTCAAGATGTCATCTCTGCTGCTGAATTCCAGATCAAGCAGTTCGCAGTTCCTGTCGTTATGAGCGGCTTGGAAATGTTGCAGAACAGCGGCAAAGAACAGTTCATCGACTTGCTCGAAGGCCGTTTAAATGTGGCCGAAAGCACCATGATGAACAAGTTGGCTCAGTCCATCTACTCTGACGGTACTGGCTCTGGCGGTAAAGAAGTCACCGGCTTGAACGCTGGCGTTCCTTCTGACCCCACTACCGGCACTTACGGTTCGATCGACCGTGCAACCTGGACCTTCTGGCGTTCAAAGTTGTATGACTTCAGCGCTCAAAGCGTGACCCCCAGCGCCACCACCATCCAAGCCGCAATGAACTCGTTGTGGTCTTCTTTGGTTCGCGGTACTGACCGTCCCGACTTGATCGTGTTGGACAACAACTACTGGACTTACTACATGTCCAGCCTGCAAGCCCAACAACGCTTCACCAGCCCTGAAACCGGCAACCTTGGCTTCCCCACATTGAAGTTCATGGACGCTGATGTGGTGCTGGACGGCGGTATCGGCGGCTACTGCCCTGCCAACACCGGCTTCATGTTGAACACCAAGTACCTCAAGTGGCGTCCACATGCACAGCGCAACATGGTTCCGCTGTCGCCTAACCGTCGCTACGCCATCAACCAAGACGCAGAAGTGCAAATCTTGGCTTGGGCCGGCAACTTGACTTGCTCTGGTGCTCAGTTCCAAGGTCGCATCCAAAACTGATTTTGGTAGGCCTGTCGTGGGTCACCCTTCCCGAGGGACTGGGGTGACCCACGCCCCTCGGGCTTTTTAACAAAGGAAATCATCATGGCAGTAACTTACGGCGCAGCAGTATCTGCAAACGCTCCAGCGGTAGTCGATACCGCTGCCTCTCAAGACACAGGCGCAGTATGCGAAGGCATCGGCCTGACTGGTGCTGATGGCGCCAGCATCGGCGGTTCTCGGATTGGTGGCTCTCCTGGCACCGATCTGAAAATCGAAACCAACGCGGCCTAAGAGTCGCTATCTAAAACAGAAAGAAAACCATGCAACCCACGACCCCTACTATCTTTGAGGACCCCTCAGATTTACCCATGCCCGACGAAAGTCGATTCGAGCATGACAACAAGTTGTACATCGAGTTCTCGCGTAAACCGCGCCTCCACCCTGGCAAAAGCCGTGAGGAAGGCCGCGCCATTTACGAAGAGATCGACTACTTGCGCATCCATGTCCCAGGCGACAAATCGTCAGTCGTGGAGCGCCCAGTAAGCCAGCTCGACATTCAGCGCTTTGCTGACCGTTACAACAAGTGGAAAGCAGGACAAGCCGAGGCCGTCATTGGCACGCCCTTGACTGCTCTGCCTGGCATGACCCCCGCGAAGGTTGAGGAATACAAGTATTTCAAGATCATCACGGTGGAGCAGTTGGCCGAAGCGAACGATGGCCTCGGCCAAAAGTTCATGTCCTTCAACCAGGACAAACAACGCGCCAAAGCATTCATGGAAGTCGCACGCAACAACGCGCCCATCGAAAAGATGAACGAAGAGTTGACCAAGCGCGACGCAGAAATCGAGAACCTCAAAACGATGGTAGAGGCTTTGCAGGCTGCTCAAACGAGCAAGACCCGCAAGGTTGCAGCAACAGCCGAAACGGCTGAGTAAGTAAAGGGAGCGCGGGATGCCGAGCTATCAAATCATCGACGACACATCGTTGTCGGCCATTGTTCAAAATGTGGCCGCGATGGTTGGGTATCCCCCGCCTGCCGATCCTGCTGGGTCAACTGACCCTGCGGTGATCCAGATGGTGCAGGCCGCGAACATGGCCGGCACAGAGCTGCTGTCGATGTACGACTGGCAGGAGCTCATCAAGTATTACGACATCTCAATCTATGCGGACACCAACGGCCAACGCGAAAAAGCGTTCGACCTGCCGGTGGACTTTTACGATTGGATCGATCAAACCAACTGGAACGCGACCACTCAGTTTCCCTCGCTGGGCCCCGTGTCTCCACAGATGTGGCAGCAGCTGCTGATCCGCATCACATTGCCCACCTTGTCCTTTTATTGGCAGGTGCGCGACAACAAGATTTATGTCTTAGCGCCCCCCAACGCGCCACAGACAATGAAGTTCTTCTACTTGTCGAACGCTTGGGTCCGCGACCAGGACAACAGCGATCTGTACAAGAACCGCATGACGAAGAACGGGGATGTGGCGTTGCTTGATGCGACGCTGATGATCCTCTACACCCGCGTCAAGTGGCTCGAGATGAAGGGCTTGGATTCAAGCGCTGCGATGCGCGACTTCCAGATCGCCTACGAGAACCGCAAGGCGTCCGAGAAGGGCGCATCTGTGTTGTCGATGGCTCGCGACTTCCGCATTCCCTACATCCAACCGCTCACCAACACGCCTGACACCGGCTACGGGGGGCTCGGCTGATGCCAGTCGTACCTCTCAAGCCATTCAAGACTCCGATCAAAGCGGCAGCTGGTCAGGTGTCTCAGCTGTTCAACACACCGCCCCCCACGGGCGGTTTGAATTTGCGCGACCCCATCAGCGAGATGTCACAGCTCGATGCGATCGTGCTCGACAACTTCATTGCGCGCCAGCAAGGCGTGGAGCTGCGCAAAGGCAGCCGCGTCCACACCGAAGCGCTCGAGGGCGTCACACAGTACGAATCGATCTTCTCTTACAACGCGGCTGACGCCGGCGAGAGCAAGGTTTTCGCCGCGTTTGATGGCGACATCTACGATGTGACAGAAGACCCTGCCACGGTGTCGCAAAGCGCTACGGGTAGCGCCACCGATCAATGGTGGACGACTCAGTTCTCGACCACATCGGGCAGCTACTTGCTGGCCGTGTCGCCTGGCGCTGGGTATTGGACCTATGACGCAGCCAACGGCTGGGTTGATCGCACAGCGTTGACTGTTGGACTGCCAAACAATGTGCGTACAGTTTCCGTGTGGAAAGAGCGCATTTGGTTCACTTGCGAGGGTGACTCGGATGTTTATTACATGCGCGCGGTGAATGCCATTCAAGGGCATGCTGACGCATTCCCGATGGGCTCGGTCCTGCGCAATGGCGGTAGCGTGTCTGCCCTGGCCAACTGGACCATTGACTCAGGCTTCTCGGTAGACGATTTCCTAATTGTCATTGGCACAGAGGGCGACATCGGCGTGTGGTCAGGGACCGATCCCACCAGCGCCGACACCTTTGGCTTGAAGGGCGTTTGGTACATCGGCCCCGTGCCTCAATACGGCGTGTATTTCACGCCCTTTGGCGGCGACATCATGATCTTGAGCCAACAGGGGCTGATTCCCCTGTCAAAGATCGTTGCAGGCCAATACAACGAGGCTGCGGCCAACACGATGCCTGCATCGAAGATTCAGCCCGCGTTGGTCAATGCGCTGACGCTGCTGAAAGATGTGCCCGCGTGGAATGTGATGATGGTCCCCAAGGAGAGCATCCTCATCATCAAGTTGCCTGTGGATGTGTACGGCCAGTATCAGCAGTTTGTGATGAACACCATCACCGGCGCTTGGTCCACCTTTTCAAATCTGAAGATGGTGTGCACCACGCTCTTGGGTGGCCAGCTCTACTACGCCGACAACAATGGCCAGGTGGTCAAGGGCTTGTTTGGCCAGTTTGACAACGCAGACATCGACGGCAACAACGGGGCCGCGATCGAGGGCGATGTGCAGGCCTCGTTCAACTCGTACAACACGCCCGCGCAGCTCAAGAAGTTTCAGATGGTTCGCCCCATCTTCATCTCTCCCAGCGCGCCCAGCGTGAAGCTGCAACTCAACACGCAGTACGCGCTCAACAATGTGACCGGCGCGCCCGCGTTCACCGATCCGAGCAGCGGCATTTGGGACGGCAGCAACTGGAACCAGGCTTACTTTGCCGGCAGCGCCAACACTTACCAAGCGTGGGTGGGCGTTTTCGGTTTGGGTTACTACGGCTCGCTGCGCATGAAGGTGAAGGGCCTGCCAGGCACGATCCTGACCTCCACGCATGTGATGTCCGAAATGGGGGGTGTCATGTGAAGTTGGTCACCGACAAGCCAGGTCAGCCGCCAGTTGTTTGGCAATGGATGCATGAACGCACACATTTGCCATGGAGCAGCGACCTGCGTTGCATCGCCGCGATGCGCGACGATGGGACAATCGCAAGTGCGGTGGCCTTCAATGCGTGGACCGAAAATGCGTGCTGGATGCATGTCGCGTTTGATGGTTCACACGGTTTAACGCGATCGCTTTGGCGTGCGGCTTTTGAGTATCCACTTGTCACCTGTGGCAAGGCTGCGGTTTACGGCCTCACACCAAAACGATTGACTGACGCGGTGGCGATGAATCGAAAACTCGGGTTTCGACAAATCGCTGAGACAGTTGATTGCATCATGTTTGAAATGACAGCCGACGAGTGTCGGTGGATTAAGGAGAACGCTCATGGGCGGCAAATCATCAGCACCAGCAGCGCCTGATTACACAGGTGCAGCCAAAGAGCAGGCGGCAGCGTCGCGTGAACTGACCGATGTGCAGAACTGGGCCAACCGACCAACGCAAAACACGCCATGGGGCCGTGTCAGCTGGGACGCGCAAAAAGGCGTTGACCCTGCCACCGGCAAAGACATCACGCAATGGACGCAGAACACCACGCTCAACCCACAGTTGCAGAGCGCGCTTGATGACCAGTTTGCATTGCAAGGTGGCCGCAGCGCGTTGGCTGGCAACTTCATGGGCCGTGTGGCTGATGAGTACAGCAAGCCGTTTGACTACAACAGCCTGCCCGCGATGGCCACCACGCCTGGCGTTGGCAATCTGCAAACGCAGACCAACAACTACACAGGCGGCCTGCAAACCGGCTTCAACTTTGGCCAGCCTTTGCCACAAGTCGATTCGTCCTATCGCGACAATGTGGCGAACCAACTCATGCAACGCATGCAGCCAACGCACGACTACCAAACCAAGCAGCTCGAGACAAAGCTGGCCAACCAAGGCCTGCGCGCTGGCTCAGAGGCTTACAACCGCGCCATGAACCAGCTCGGCAACCAGCAGTCGCTCGAGCGCTTCAACGCGTTGGATCAGTCCGGCAACGAGGCACAGCGTCTGTACAACATGCAGATGCAAACAGCGCAGCAAGGCTTCAACCAAAACCTTGGCGCGGCGCAATTCAACAACCAGGCATTGGGCCAAGCCTCGGCGCTGGACCTTGCACGCATGCAGGCGCAAAACCAAGCGGTGGGCCAACAGTACGGCCTCAATCAACAGGCTGCACAGTTCCAAAACCAGCTGCGTCAACAAGCGATTGCAGAGCAGGCGCAGCGTCGCGGCATGTCGTTGAACGAGATGAACGCGCTGTTGTCTGGCCAGCAAGTTGGCATGCCTCAGATGCCATCGTTCAACACCGCCCAGCGTTCGGAAACTCCCAACCTGTTGGGTGCGGCTCAGATGGGCTACGACGCACAGCTAGGCGCAGCAAACGCTCAGAACGCACAGTTTGGCAGCCTGCTCGGCGCGGGGGCTCAACTCGGTTCTGCTTACATGATGGGCCCAGGAGCTGGCGCGTTCAGTTTCTCTGATCGTCGCTTGAAGCGAAACATCAAGCGGGTGGGCACACATGAAATTGGTGTGGGCATTTACGAGTACACAATGATGGGAATTGCACAACGCGGTGTGATTGCTCAAGAGGTCCAAAGCGTTCGTCCTGACTTGGTCAAGCGTCACGCAAATGGCTACTTGATGGTGAATTACGGAGGTCTGTGATGAATGACGATTTGATGTTTGACTACCTGTTGCAGATGGGCGCAATGCGTCCCGAGCAGGATGAATTGAAGCGCAAGCAAGCCATGGTTGATGCTTTGCGCAAGACCGCGCTCACGCCAATGCAAGGCGAAATGGTTGGCAAACATTATGTTGCCCCAGGTCTTGCACAAGCTGCGGCTCAGTTGGGTACTGCCTACTTTGCAAACCAAGGCCAACAAGGTGTTGACCAAAGCATGCAAGGTATGAACGCACGCCAAGCGCAAATGCTCGATGAGCTGCGCAAGCGTCGCAAACCAGCAGCACCAATGAATGTGCAAGGCGCGCCCGTGGCTGCTGATCCTTACGCGCAATTCAGCTACGGCAACGAGGCTTGATCATGGCTGAATACGACACCTATACCAACGAAGACGATGGAGTCGTCTTAAAAAAGGCGCGTGCAAAGTCGAAAGGCGGCATGCTGACTGACACCGTGCGCCCTGGTGATGCGGTGTCGTTGCCTCAAGCCCTGTCAAGCTATCGCCAGCGCGCTGCCGACCTGTACCAACAAGGCTCCGATCTTTACAACTCGGACCCTGACATCAGCCAGCTGCAAGAGTACGCAAAGACTCGCGGCCAAGAAGGCCAAGGGGCCATGCTTAACGCGTTGGCTGCACAGTTTGCCGGCGAGGGTTTCCAGCCCGTGCAAACCCAGTACCTCAAGCGTGCTGCGGCTGCGCAAGAGCCGCTCAAGCTCGCCGGCGGCATCCTGACTGACCAAGGCCAATTCATCAAAGACCCGTTTGCGGCTCAAGACAAGCGCGCAGAGTTTTTGTTGCAGCAGGCCAAGGCTTACGAGCAGATGGCGCTCACCGCACAGACAGCGCAAGAGCGTCAGGCTGCCGAGCAGCAGTACAAGATGATCATGGCCGGCATCGCTGGCATGAACGCACAAACCAACCGCATGAACGCCGGCGGCGGCATGCTGGGCGCTGGTGCTGCGACTCAGATCGGATCAGGTCCAGAGAATCAACCGATCTTCCGACAGAACTCTGGTGCTTTGTTCACTTACGATCAGAACGGCATGCCTGTCGCATACAGCGGCCAAGTCAACCCCAGAGCCACCAGCGCACAACCCACCGAGGACGAGCGCAAGGCAGCGGGCTGGTACTTCCAGGCTGACAACGCACGCCGAAACATGGCCGGCATCATCGCCAAGAACCCTGGCGCTGCGTATCCCACCGTGCCCGAGCGCCTCACCGGCCTCGTTCCTGTGGTTGGTGCTGACATTCAAAACTCGCTGCGTCCAGAGGACCGTCAGAAGTTTGTGCAGGCATCGGGCTCGATGGCCGAAGCGCTGTTGCGTGCTGCGACCGGTGCGGGCATCAACGCCTACGAAGCCGACCAAAAGGTCAAGGAGCTGGTCCCACAGCTGGGCGACAAGCCTGGAACCGTCCAGCAGAAGATGGACGCGTATCAGGTGTACATGGACTCGCTGCGCACTCGCGCTGGCCGCGCTATCCCTGGCAACACACCTAGTGGCGCACCACCTGCAAACGACGACCCGCTGAATATGTTCCCGCAAGGGCGGCCTGGAAAGTAAGGGGTCGTCATGGAAAAAATCAAAATGTCAGCGATCCGCGCTCAGTTCCCGATGTACGGGGATGTGAGCGATGAACAGTTGGCGATCGCCATTCGCAAGAAGTATTACCCCGACATCCCATCGGGGCAGTTCTACAACAACATCGACTTTGACACCGAGCGCGAGCGCCGCCAAAAACAATTGGTGGACTCGATGTCTACCGGCGAAAAGTTTTTGGCCGGCATGGGCAAGTCGTTTGTGGACATCGGACGCACCGCCAAGCGCGTCGGCAACATGGTGGGCTTGGGCGATTACGACGAAGCAGCGGCCAAGGCCGATGCTGAGCTCGACAAGCCGTTGCTCGACACTACCGCAGGCTCGGTGGGCAAATTCACCGGCGATGTGGCCACAACCTTTTTGCCTGGCCTCGGCGCGGCAAACAAGATCACGCAAGGCGTGCGCACCGGCGCGGCCATGCTGCCTCGAGCAGCGCAAGCATTCACCCGTGGTGCAGCTCCCTACATCGGCGCTGCCGGTTCAGGCGCTGCCGTGGGTGCTGCCCTCACACCAGAGGACATGTCAGGCGGGGCAGGAATGGGGGCTATGGCAGGCGCTGCGGGCGAGCTGGGGGGTAGGGTG